CGCCCGTTGATCTTCAAACAACGGATGCCGTCGAGCTTCGGCGTGGCGAGCACGGGGAAACTCAGGGCATCCGGGCGCTCGCACTTGCCGGCGAGCATCGGCTTGGTGATGTGGTTCATCGTTTGTGTTTTGGTTTTGGTTTCTGGTCTAGGCTGCGAAGCAGCGCGCCGAGGTCGGCGAGCCACTCCGCGAAAACTGCGCGCATCAACCGGCGGAGCGCCTTCATCGCCCGCCTCCCTCGATGGTCTTGATGCACTCGGGGCCGAAGCCCGACTCCACGGACTCGGGCACGGTCAGCGTTCTGCCGCAGCGCCCACACTTCCCGCAGTGACACAGCCGCACTTGCGGCGGGAGCGGATGGCCCGCGCTCAACTGGCGAAACAGCCAGTCGAACGCCCGCGCGCTCGGCGCATCATGGGCGATGTGCGAACGACGCCCGTGGTGGTAACGCGCCGCGTCGAACACGGTGCCGAGATACGAGTAGTCGTGCTCGTTGTCGGGGCCGGTGAGCACGCTCACGAAGTGCGGCTTGTCGTCATCGGGCCTCCGCACCTTGAAAGTGAAGCGGTTCCCCGTGGCCGTATTCTCGACCGTGAACAGCGCGTTCCCGGCGAGGATGAATTGGAGCGGAGCGTTCATACGCGGAGTGCGTAGGCGCTAGGCGCAGAAGGACGGCTGCGCGCCCGGCGCGAACGCGGTCAGCCGTCCAACGAGCGTGGCGAGGTTGAACTTCCGCAGGCTGCGCTTCTCCACGTCGAAGACGGTGATAAGACCGCCGCTGCGGAGTTTGTCCGGCGAGGTGACGAAGCGCATCGTGCGCGCCGCGCCCGTGGCTTTGATGAAGGTTCCGACGTATTCAGTTTGTGGCTGTTTCATGCCCTTGCCTCGTCCGGGCAGCCGCACCGAATCCATCCGTTTGCATCGCCATATTTTCCACCATTTGCCGGGACGGTCCCGCGCTTGGCGCGAAAGGTGATGGCGATGATTTGCCTGCTAACAGGCCACACCATTTCCAGAAATGAGCGGTTCAACCGCCCGCTCGTTTAACAGGCGAAATTGGCCTTCGATTTCCGCCGCCGCATAAGAGTCGGCACCCGCGGGTGGTATGGTGATATGGCCGGAGGGCCGATCAGCCTTCCTAGATGGCGCGAGCCTTCAATCCTCGATGAGATCGTCGAACAACCCCGGCTGGAATGGCTCCAATGCGGCCTGCTCGTCGCGGAAGAACTCAGCCTTGGTCTTGCCCATCTTGCGGCCCTTCTGCGTGTGGCAATCAAAGGCGTAGTCGGGAATCTTCTCGCGTCCGGCTTTCAGTAGATCAGCGGCGAGCTTGTCGGCATCGAGACCGGCACACTGGTCATAGACGAAGTTTTGCAGGTGGTCGGCGTCCCGGTTCTTCTTCGCCGCGCACAGGAGGATCACGGCTTTGCTGATGAAGATGCGGCCCTTGGCCTGCTTCGCCGGCACGTTCGCATTCACAAGAGCGTAGCTGTCGTGCAGTGCCTTCACTTCCTGAGTCAAGATGCCGAAACAGTCTTCCGCGCTCACGGTGAGCAGCCGCTTCCAGACATAGTTGCCGTAGCCGCTGGCCCAGAGCTCCAAGGCCCAATAGCCCGCGAGACGAGTATCTCCGCGGCGGATGGCCTTCTGCATCGCCGAGGAAACCTCGCCAAACTCATAGCCTCGTTTAGTTAGAAATCGCATGTCTTGATGGTCGTTCGCCGGGCACGTTGGGCCAAAAAGAAAGGAGGGTGTTGAGGGGTGCTTCGAGCGGGCGCGTGGAGTGAGTGAGGACATGGCATTGTCCTCGTCGTCTGGGCCGCGCTGAGTCCATCGCGGAGCGTCTCCATATTACGCATCGAGCGAGAACGACTGCCGTCGCGGAGCATCAATGGCGACGCGATCCTGGCTCTTATATTCCTCGAACCTCATGTGGGCCTTCCACTTTCGTTTGAGGTAACGCTTCTCAGCCGCGATGCGGTCGGCGGTGCGGAAGAGCGAGTTACCGCCGAGGTTCTTGTCACGCTCCTGAGAGAAGCAGAAGCGCGCTTCGTTCCAGACCCGGCGATTGACCATCAATTCCTCCAGCGTCGCGTCGATGTCGCACTTGCACTTGAGCAGTTCATCCCACTTCGGAACGCCGCCGTTCGCATCGCGCACCACGCCCACGGCGCCGCCGACCCAATGATTCACACCGAACGGGTCGTTGCGTTGCAACAGTCGTGGATCGCTCCGCTGGTGCCAGCCGAACAAGCGAGCACCCGCACCACGCGCGCAGTAGGCGCTGTTTTCGAGCATCGCCAAGGTCTCGTCGGTCGAGAGCTTGCGGCAACGCAGCGACACCATGCAAACACACGCGCTGATGTCGTCATCTAGCATCACGATCGCGTCCTCGGTGAAGCGGCGGAGAATCCAGTTCCGCACCGCGCTCACACCGCAAATGGCATCGGGGATGGCGATCTTCTCCAGCGCGATGTGCGCATAGCTGGGGACTTCACTCTCCGGCACCACGAGGCTCGCGGTCGGGAAGAGCTTGTGGCTGGTGATCGCCCGCGGACGGCTCCGCGACATGATGACCAGGCGCAGGGTGAGCGGGCAAAGCTCCGGCCACTCCGTCGGGCTGAGGCGATTGATTTCCGGCGACGCGCCGGGCGAGTTCGAGGATGCGTTTTCCATGGAGCACACGGCCGAGGCCAATTTTTTTGGTTTTGCGGGTAATCGAGAAATCCACTTCGCCGACGCCCAGAAGTTGGAGGGCCAGCATCCAATCGCGGAGGTCGTGAAACATGAACACGAGGTAATCGTGGTGCTCGAACGCCTGAATCTCCATGCGCGGCACGGTTTCCACGTCGTCTGCCGCCTCCTGTTTGTAGAGCCGGTCGATCTCGTCCTGCATGAAGCCGGTCAACTCGATGTCGAAGCTGGGATCGCTCTCGCGGATGCTTTCGAGCAGGCGCTTCAACTCGTCCTCATCCAGTTCCGCCAACTCCGCGAGACGATTGTCGGCGAGCAGATCGGCGAGCTCCTCAGCTTCGCTCCCGTAGTCCTGATAGTCCACCGGCACGACCGTCGCACTCATGAGCAATGCGGCTTCGAGCCGTCCATGTCCGCGGACGATCAGCCCGCTGCGCTTGCTCACGGTGATCGGCCCCCGCCAACCTTGCTCCTGAATGATGGACGCGAGGAGCTGAATTTGGTGAGCGCTATGCCGATTCGGGTTTTTGGGATTCGGCTTCAGTGTCGCCGGATCGACGAGGGCGTTGTGCGCGCAGTGGATCTTCACGTCCGACTCCGACTGTCAAAGGCGTGCGCCTTGACCGGGCTCCGCAACCTGCGGACACTCCGGACCGTGACCCACAAGCAATTCGCCAAGCTGCTCACCGACTGGCGCGACCAGAACGAACTCACCCAGCAGACCGCCGCCGACAAACTTGGCGTGTCCAGGCGTTCGCTGGAAAACTGGGAGCAGGAGCGCGCGATGCCGCAGGGCTTCGGACTGAAAGCGATGCTGGTGATCATCCAGGGCGCCAAGGCGAAGCCCGAGGTGAAGCCGCAGCGGCGACGAAAGTAGGCCGCGCCTTCGTTGCGCAACGAAGCAGGCCGCTTTGACGCGGCGACGGGGGAATGGACGCCATTCCACCCGATGTAGCCAAGCGGCTGCTCAACCGCGATTTCGCCAATCTCGTCAAACGAGTGCAGGCCGGCGGCAAGATCAGCCGTGCCGAGCGGGCGATGCTGCAATCAATGGCGGTCGGCGCGGGCGCGGAAGGACCGGCGTTCGTGCGGAACTACGTGGAACTGGCCGGCGCGCTGAAGGTCAGCCGCCAGGCGATCCACTCTTGGAAGAAGTTCGACGATGCACCGAAGGCGGGATCGAACGGGCTGCACGACGTCGAGCAATGGCGTGAGTTCATGCGGCAGCGCGGGTTGAAAGGTGGTGAGGAGCAGCCGGACGTGCAGCAGGCGCTCAAGGCGCGGAAGCTCCTGGCTGAAGTCGAGGAGCGTGAGATGCGGCTGGCTGTGAAGCGCGGTGAGTTCATCGCCGTCGAGGTCGTGCGCGCGACGTGGACGAATCTTGTCGGCCAGGCGACGGCGTTGCTCCGGCGGAAATTCGAGAACGAACTCCCGCCCATTCTCTCAGGTCTCGACGCGACCGGCATTCAGGAGGAGTGCCGCAAGGCGATTGATGAAGTCCTCGCGGTGCTGCACGCGGGATGAACAAGCCGAGCCGTCCGGAACCTGAACTCGTCACGATCTGGCGCGACGCCTGGCGCCCGCCGGATCGCCGTCCGCCGTGGGCGTGGGCCGAGGAGCACATCCACTCGATTCCCTACTCCCCCATTCCCGGCCGCTTTCGGTCGGAAAACTCGCCGCAGATCCGTGAGCCGCTCGAGGCGGTCGTCGATCCGCGGGTGCGGCTCGTGTTCATCATCGCGGCCATTCAATCGGGCAAAACGAGCGTGGGCGAACTCGGCCTCTGTCACGTCATCGCCAACCATCCCGGCCCGACGCTCTGGCTCGACCAGACAGACGACGACGCGAAGGATCAGGCGGAGTCCCGGCTGCACAAACTCTTCGAGGATTGCGCCCCGGTGCGCGCGCTCTTTCCGAGCGACCGACACAAAAAACGGAACACCACGATCCATTTCCGCAACGGCATGACGCTCTGGGTGCTCGGCGCGCACAACAAGACGAACCTCCAGCGCCGCTCGATCCGCTGGCTCATCGGCGATGAGACGTGGCGCTGGCCCGTGGGTCACATGGCCGAAGCTGAAGCCCGCGTGACCGCTTTTGGCTGGCTGGGGAAGTGCGTGTTCATGTCTCAAGGCGGCGAGGAGAACGACGACACGCACCGGAAATTCGAGACGACCGACATGCGGGAGTGGATGTTCCAGTGCCCAAAGTGCGGCACGCGGCAGCCGTGGTCGTGGGATCAGATCGAATGGTCGAAATCGGCGCGCGATGAGAATGGCGAGTGGGACTACGCGGAAGTGCGGCGCACGGCGGCGATGCGCTGCGCGTCGTGCAATCACTACTTCGACGACAGCGACCGCACGCGCCGCGAGCTGAATGCGACCGGCCGTTTCGTTCCGCAGAACCTGCGCGCGTCAAAGGAGAGCGTCGGGTTCCACTGGAACGCGCTTTGCACGATGAGCTGGGGCGCACTCGCGGAGCTGTATCTGCGGGCGAAAGCCATCGCTCGGCGCGGGGACATCAGCGCGCTCAAGCAGTTCTATCAAAAGCGTCTCGCGCTGCCGTGGCGCGAATACGCCGAGGACTACAAACTCGAGATCACGCGCAGCGGTTACCACAAGGGCGACCTTTGGGAGGACGAGGCCGGCGTGAACGCGCGCGGGCAGCTCGTCGCGGCGCCTTTCGAGCCAGGCGACATCGCCGCGCCACTCCGCATCCTCACCGTGGATTGCCAGCTCGATCACCTCTTCGCGGTCGTGCGCTCGTGGAGTGCGACCGGCTCCTCTCGACTAGTTTGGAACGAACGACTGCTCACCTTTCAGGATGTCGAGGCTTTGCAGGCGAGGTTCGGCATCCATCCGAGCCTCGTCTTTCTCGATGCCGGCCACGCGACCTACGACGTCTATCGCGAATGCGCCGAGCGCGGCTGGGTCGCGCTCATGGGTGACCGTCGCGCCACGTTCGTGCATCGCACCAAGAGCGGGAAGAGCGTGCAGCGGTTCTATTCACCGCGCCGCAAGGTTGTGCTAGGCCACACGCGGCATTGCTTCGTCCACTACTGGAGCAACCTGAACATCAAGGACACACTCGCGCGTCTGCGGCGCAACCAAGACCCGGAGCGCGGCGCGACGTGGGAAGTGCCCGACGATATCGACGACGATTATCTCGCGCAGATGGAAAGCGAGCAGCGCGTGAAGGACGGTGGAAAGTGGCTCTGGCGGCAGATCGGCAAGCGACCGAACCACTACCTCGACTGCGAGGCGATGCAGGCCGCCGCGGCGACGATGCTCAAGCTCATTGGTCGCGAGGCCGTCGTGCCCGCAGAACCGGCGGGCGAGGATGCGGCGGTTGACGCGCCGGAGTCGGCATGAAGCAGGACTGCTACCTCTATCCGCTGAAACTCGCCCTCGGGTTCCTCGTCGTTGTGCTCATCGCACTGCTCTTCTGCGGCTGCGGTTCGCTGATGCGGCTCGAATACCAGCATCCGCAATACGGCGGCGGTGCCGTCGAGTTCGCACTGCCGAAAAAGGAGGGCTACGCGAAATGACGCTCGATGCCACCATCCGTGCGGTGCAGGCGAAAGTCGGTGTCACCGTGGACGGCAATCCCGGGCCGCAGACGTGGACCGCCATCCATCGTGCCATTGTCGGCGAAGCGCCCGCCGTCTCCACAGGCACGCTGGCAGATGAGCGCAGCGAGCGGAACATCGCCACATTGCTGCCGCAAGTTCAGCCGTTGGCTCGCGCCCTTATCGAGAGCGCGGCGGCTATCGGAATCGCAATCAAAGTCATCTCCGGCACGCGCACCTACGATGAGCAAAATGCTCTCTTCGAGCAGGGCCGTAGCAAACCGGGCCGCATCGTCACGAACGCGCGCGGTGGCTACTCGAACCACAATTTCGGCATCGCCTTCGACATCGGTGTTTTCGAGGGCGGTCGCTACCTCGGCGAGTCCCCGGCCTACAAAGCGGTCGGTGCGATCGGCATGAAGCTCGGCCTCGAATGGGGCGGCAACTGGAAGTCGATCCAGGACGAGCCGCACTTCCAACTCCGGCCCGCGTGGGCTCGCGAGATGAGTGAGCGGAATATGCTCTCCGAGTTGCGCGCCCGCCGGGGTCGCGGGCACTCCGCCTTCGCTTAACGCTGCATGGCCGCACCTGATTACAGCATCGGCTTCACCCGTGAGGAGGTGGAGGAGATCCTCGCGGCGCAAAAGGCAGAACTGAAGCGCACACTCGCGGCGTGGTCGGAATCGGGCAGCAGCGTGAGCAAACGCCGCATCGACGAAATTCACGCGATCATCGCCGCGTGCCAGGCGGCGCTGCGCAAGCTCGCGCCGGACGTGTATGGGCGACCGGCGCACGTCGTCACGAGCGAGGTCAGCGGGTATCTGCCGAAATGAATCCGCTGCGCACCATCATCACTCGGCTCGTCCCGAAGGCATGGATGTCGCCCTACGAGTCGGCGAATCCTTCGCCACGGCGCGGGCGTGTGCCGGGTGCGGCTCCGCGCGATGCGAAGCTCGATTTGCTCCCAGGCACGCGGCGCGAGTTGGTGCGGCGCTCGCGCTACCTGCACAAGAACTCCGGCTTTGTGCGTGAGCTGGTCGGCAACATGGCGATCTACGCGACCGGCGATGGCATCAAACCGCAGGCGCTTTCGCCGAATCCGACTTGGAACAAAGCGGCTGAGGAATACTTCGCCCGCTGGGCCGCACGCTGCGAGGTGACGAACCGCTTTTGCTTTGCCGAGTGCCAGGCGCTCGTCTGCCGGGGCATGGACATCGACGGCGAGTATTTCGTCCACAAGACGCGCAATGCGGATGGACTCGCGCGGCTGCAACTCATCGAGGCGCACCGCATCCACGATTGCGACCGCAACGACACGGAGGACGGCATCGGCTTCGATGCCTACGGCGCGCCGAGCTTCTATCGCGTGCAACTCGACGACGGAAACTTCCGCAATCTGCCCGCGAGTATCGTGCTCCACGTCTTCGAGCCGGAGAGCGCGAGCGGCGTGCGCAATGCGCCGACCTTGCAGCACTCGACGAATCATCTGCTCGATGAGATGGAGCTGCTGGCGCTGGAAAAGCACGCGGTGAAAGACAACGCAGACGTGGCGCGCGTGCTGAAGACGGATCGCGGTGAACTCGACGAAGACGGCGATTTCTCGCTCGGCAAACCTGCGACCGGCGACAAACCAAGTGAACCGTCGGCTTTGCAGAAGATCGTTGGCGGAAAGCTCGTGGCCCTGCGGCCGGGCGAGTCGCTCGACAGTTTTCAGCCGAATCGGCCCAGCCCGACGTTCACGGGCTTTCTCGAACATCTGCGCCGCGACTCGGCGCTCGGGCACATCCCGTTCGAGTTCGCGGCGGATTCGAGCAAGATCGGCGGCGCGGGCGTGCGGCTCGTGGTGGCAAAAGCTGACCGCCGCTTCTCGTATCGGCAGCTCATCCTGATCGAGCGGTTCATCAAGCCGGTATGGCTCTTCGTCATCGGCGATGCCATCGCGACGCGGCAGCTCCCCGAGCAGGAGGACTGGACGAAGGTGGCGTTCACCACGCCGCGCCGCATCACCGTGGATGCCGGGCGCGAGGCGCAGCAAAATCGCGCGGACGTAGAGATGGGCCTGAAGACCTTGAGCGAACACTTCGCCGAGCAAGGCATGGACTTTTCCGAGGAAATGGAAATTCGCGCGCAGAACGCCCGCGCACTGCTCGACCTCGCGGAGAAATACCGCATCCCGATTGATATGCTGTGGAAGCCGAGCGGCGGCATCGAGGCGACGCCTGCGGTCGGCGAGCCGGAAGACCCGCCGACAATGACCGGCGTGCGGCAGCCGGGGTAGGGCGGCGGAAGAATCAGGCGAAGCCTGTTCGTTTCGCAACGAGAGCGTCCCCTTTGACAGCGGCGGCGGGGCATGACGCCCATGCTTCACGCCCTGCACTATCAACCGTGGCTCATCACCCCGGAGGCCCACGCGGCGATGCTCCGCGCACTCGGTCGCACCGAACTTTTCCGAGACGATCCGCCGCACCCACCTGAGCCTGAGCTGCTGAGCGTGGAGGGCGGAGTCGGCATTGTAACCGTTCACGGCGCGCTGATGAAACGGCCAGACTTCTTTGCGCGGCTATTTCTTGGCGCGACGGATATGGAAGCCGTGAGCGAGGCCCTCGTGGCGGCGCGTGACCGTGAGGATGTGCAGGCCGTATTCATCGACATCGACTCGCCGGGCGGGACGGTGAACGGCACGCCGGAGTTGGCCGCGCTGGTCGCCGACGTGTCGAAGGCGAAATACACCTACGCTTTCACCGATGGGCAGATGTGCAGCGCGGCCTACTGGATCGCGTCGCAGGCGGACGCCATCTTCGCCACACCGAGCGCGCGGGTCGGCTCCATCGGTGTGCTCATGCCGATGCTCGATGAGAGCAAGGCGTTCGAGCAGGCCGGGCTGAGGGTCGATCTATTCGCCGCCGGTAAATTCAAGAGCATCGGCGTCGCCGGCACTTCGCTCACCGACGAGCAGCGGACGTGGCTCCAGGCGCAGGTGGATGAAACGTATGCCGACTTCAAAGCGGCGGTGCTCGCGCGTGGACGGCGCATCACGCCCGACGTGATGGAGGGGCAGTGCTTCTCCGGGCGCAAAGCGTCCTACAATTCGCTCACGTCGGGCGTGGTGCTGAGCCGCGAGGAGGCGCTGATGAAACTGCGCGAGCGGCACGTCGTGGACGGACGCGGTTGACAGCGCGCGAAGCACGAAATGAAAACCATCGACGAGCAACTCGAAGAGGCTCTCGCGCGCGTCAAGCAGCTCGAGAGTGACGCCACCGCCAGTGCATCGCTCCTCACGGAAGCCGGGCATCAGCACGAACGCTTCCGCCAGGAGATCACGGCGGTGACCAAGGAGAAGGACGCCCTCGCGGCTTCCACCACCGCTGAACAACTCACCAAGGCGCAGGAGCAAATCGCTGCGCTCTCCGGGGAGAAGGAATCCCTCACTCTCGCCAACGGCGAACTGACCGAGCAGCGCGACCAGCTTTCCCGCGACCTCGCCACCGCGAAACAAGCACTCAAGACCGCCGGCGGCACCGCCGAGGAACTGGCGAAAGCGAAGGAGCAAGTCGGCGCGCTCACCAAGGAAGTCGAGACGCTCAAAGCGAACGCCAAGACCGCGGAGCGCATCGCGGCTGAGCGCTACGGCGCGGCCAGCACGGAGCCGCTCCCGGTGACACCGCGCGGCGACAGCCAGGCCGCGACGCTCATCGAGAAGTTCAAGGCCATCACCGATCCCGCCGAACAAACCGCCTTCTGGCGCTCCCTCACCGCGGAGCAACGCACCCTCATCCTCAACGCCAAGTAACCAACCACTGCCATGCCCAATACCCTGACCAACGTCAAAGACATCAAGGTCGCGCAGAGCGCGCTCCAGCCGTTCATGGCTGCGTTGCTGCCGATGCGCGCCTTTTCCACCAACTTCTCGCCGGAGGCCGCCGACAAACTCGACACCGTGCGCGTGCCGGTCGTGGGCGCTCCATCGCCCGCCAGCGACTTCGCGGGCAGCTACACCAACGCCGCGGACGGCACCATTGATGTCGTCCCGGTGCAGCTCAACCGGCACAAGTTCAAGACCGTCCACGTCA